GAGCGATTGAGCGTAGGCAGCAGATACCTTTTGCGATCCCGATGCAGGCATAGCACTCGTGTTGCCGAGCGAGCCAACAGCCCAGAGGCACTCGTCAAGAGCACGGATGTCAATGTTGATCTTGACTTCGTGGTATTGGAGAGCAATAAGGGGTAGAGCAAGTCCAGGATTGCGGCAGAACCAGAATTGAAGAGGAATGTAAAGAGTGGTCTCAGGAAGTGCTTTACGGGGGGCGCATACTTGACGAGGGGCGGACGAATCACAAGGCCCATCGATGTCAGCGAACGAGGGGTCAGTGACGAATGTAAGTTGAGTGGTGTTACCAATCATCTTGTAGTAACCCTTCTCTTGATCCTTGAGTTGGGTTAGTTGGCACCAGATGTGCATCCAGTCACCGTATTGTCGGTCAATGCGTTGACCACCAATTTCGACCTCAACTTGTTGAATAAGTTGATGACCGGGGAAATCAAGCCAGCGAGCATATACACCATTGTCGCCGGTGTTTGCCATGTCTTGGTTGATCTCAGGTAGAGTTACCTGAAGGTATGTTCTGTAAGCAAGATCACCGTTGCGGCTGATTGTGCATGTTACACGACGACCGAAGTCGGCTTGACCATTGAATGTTTGCTCAATGGATTCCATCGCGAAGTTAGTGTGACGGCGATAGGTGACCTTCCAGAAGGTAATCTGGGGATTACCAGTAAGATAAACGTCTTGCGCACCGTAGGCTACGAGTTGCATAAGTCCTCCTCCCATTATGAAATCCCTAAAGAAAAGAATTTAAATAATTATTAATTTATTATATTATTTATATTGAAGTTTTTTTCCAAAAACTTACTTAAATAGGTGTCTAACATGACTTCTTTAGATTTATTATGCGGTTTTGTAAAAATATACGTTTTTTTATTTTTACGAATTGTCCAACCTTCTTCTAAAGAATTAAATAAAAATACCATTTTTTGAATAGTTAAATAATCTAATTGAATTGTTTCATTAGTCTTAATTTCTATCACTCCGGATTTATCCATAATACACCTGTTTTAGAAAACATTAAACATGATTAAACTATTATATAATTAAACAAGTTGTACTATATAATAGTAATGAAATCAACTAAGCACGATTCTACAGTTGATACTCTGCATCATGAAATTATGGAGCAGTTTTATAAAGAGGAGACTATCATTATTCCTAAAGTATTACTAGAAATCGATGTTTTACAAGAAAAACGTCTAAACCCCCTAAATAAAAAGCACTATTCAGATATTGACAAAAGGATCAATAGATGCAATAAAAAAATTACTAAACTTACAAAGAGAAAAAAGGAGTATTTATTAAATAATTCTAAATATGTTTTTGAATATTTTACAAATAAAAAAGAGATTGATAAAGATACAAATAAAAAAACTGTATCTAAGTTTTTCAACATTGATAACTCAAAAATTGATAACGAACCAAACAAGACAGTGATTGATAAATACCTAAAGAATGTAGACTCGTCTAATTTTAATATTGAACACTATATTGTTGATATTGATATTTGTAAATCATGTACCAAAGGTGAACTCATACCGATAAACCATGAAGGGGTGCTTATATGCAATCATTGTGCTAAAAATTATAAATATCTGGTTGAAAATGAAAAACCATCTTATAAAGAACCCCCTAAAGAAGTTTGTTTTTATGCATATAAAAGAATAAATCATTTTCGAGAAATTCTCGCTCAATTTCAAGCAAAAGAGACAACTGACATACCAGAAGAAATTATTGAAAGAATGAAATTACAGATTAAAAAGGAGCGCATAGATGTAGCAACCATTACAAATAAAACAACAAAAGATATTCTTAAAAAATTAGGATATAATAAATATTATGAACATATTCCGTTTATAAAAGATAAATTAGGTATACGTCCACCTGTAATGAGCCCTGCGTTAGAAGATACATTGTGTAATTTGTTTATGGATATTCAAGCACCATATGCTAAATTTTGTCCACGAGAACGTGTTAATTTTTTAAATTATTATTATACGGTATATAAATTATGTGAATTATTAGATCAACGACAATTTTTACCTTTTTTTCCAATGTTAAAAGATCGGGAAAAAAGAATTGAACAAGATGATATATGGAAAAACATATGTAACGAGTTAGATTGGGAATTTATACCTACTGTATAATAATTATCATAATTATAATATAAATATTTATTTATTTATATTGTAATGACAACGTCTGCTAAATCGTTCTTTTTTTGCTCTGGGTCTATGGTTGTCGGAGGAATAGGTTCACTATATATTTTACGTAATTATAAGGATAGTCCATTTATACAAAATAATGAAAACAAAGTAGCTTATATTTTAGCGGCTGGATGTAGTACCATGTGGTTTGTACATTTTTTATGGTTTAATATCCCTAAATCCCCGTTAATTAATAATTCTAAATGGTCGTATTCACAACCAGGATGATGGCAAAATACAATTCTAAAATTTATATAATATGATTAACATTGCGTGATGTAATCATATTATTATTATTATTCGCAAATTTTCTTATTTATAATATTGAATTTGAATTTAAAGTCCCCCGGGGAAACCAACTAAGTTAGCACCAATACCGAAACCAGCACCAGTACGTGCGAAAACGGCTAAACTAGGTACATATGTATCGAGAATGCTAAATGTAGCAGCAGCAGTTAAAGCAATAAATGCTATTTCGTCCATTTTCAGCGAAACTTTAGGAATGGCGAATGCCGCAATGGCAACCATAAGACCCTCAACAAGGTATTTCACAATACGCTTTACAATTTCTTGAAAATCCATGTTCATCATTATAACTAATGTATAGAAAAAAATTTATATTTAAAGAATAATCTCTAAGTAATCTTATATGACTAAACTTACATCAACCCAAGAAGATTTAGTGGATTTATTAGATGAAGATAAACCAATTGCAGAGCAAAAATTTGCGTGTATTTCATTTATTTCCCCAGAAAAAATAATTAAACAGCGCGAGGAATTTTTATTTGAAGAATTTGTTAAACAATATGATTTCTCTAAATCAATGTCTAAATTTACGCAATTTTTAAATTTTGTTAGTTACAAACATAATATTGATATTGAACCATTAAATGCAGACTTTACTGAATTTATTGAGAATGAAAAAGTAAACCTTGTTACCGAGGTTGCAGACGATTTAAAAACATTTCATGATAATAATGAAGATAACCTAAATACACGATTTAATAAAGCACATAAATTTCATACGTCGGTTCGTGGTATTAAAATTAGAGGGTGTTTCCCTACACAAGATGAAGCAGAACTACGTTGCAAAATGCTTAGACAAGTTGATCCAAATCATGATGTATATGTTGGTCCCGTAGGATTATGGATGCCATTTCATCCCGAAGCGTATAAAACTGGAAGGGTTGAATATTTAGAAAAAGAATTAAATGAATTAATGCATGAAAAGAATAAGAACGAAGATTATGCTAAAACCAAGTTTGATGAACGTGTTAAAGAAAGCAAAATTAAAGCAATTGAAGATAATATTGAAAAATCGATTGAACATAAAAATCCACTTACACAAACAATTAACCAAACTGGTGAGTTGGTAAATATTAAAAATATGAATACACAAGAAGATAAATTATTGGGGGCAAATGCTACTTCGGAGGAAATTCGCAATGAATTATTTGAAGGGGATAATATTGTGATGGATAAAAATAGTGATCATGGACTAAAAGACATTTTAGATCGAATGAAATTAGGATCTAATAAAACATCAAATGATAATGACAATGACAATGACAATGATAATGACAATGACAATGATAAGGATAATGATGTAGAAGAGGAACCTACTTTAGAACAAGTAGACTAATTAATATAAATATTTGGTTATATATATATAATCAATGCCTAATACAGCTACAAAATCTACACCTAGGTGTGAATTTTGTAGAAAAAAAAGTATTATCATAATAACTTGTAAATGTGGATTAAATACATGTATTTTACATAAAGCACCAGAAGAACATTTATGTAATTTTGATTTTAAAAATGAACTGGTCATGGGGATAAAATGCTTAAATACTAAAATAATAAAAATAAATTAATTATATATGAACGATACATTGTTTTTTCAATTGATTGTACATTGGATACCGTATAAGTATTTACCAATCGATGTGAATAGACAATGTAGTGAAAAAATAGGTATCAAGCGGCGCGCACAAGTACAACGTTGTATATATCTTTATGCAGATATTTACACTCATGTGGGGTCACCGTGTGGTAGATACTGTATATGTAAGCTTTTTACTGTTCAAGATAAAATAAATGCATATTATTCAATTTTATAAGTTTATGATACAGGTTTTACAATATACACGATTTTTCCGTTACAATATGATGAAAAATATAAATTGACTATACTATAATGAATGAGTATATTCAATCTATCATGGTTGGTTTATGTGTAGTATTTGTTTGTTTTGTTGTTCGAAAAATGATAGAACGT